GTCACCAACTGACCGGCAGCAACCTCACCCGCCGGCGACGTGCCCTCCGGCTTGAAACGGCCACGCCCCACATAGGCGACATCCAGCACCTTCACCGGGTCCAACGTGTCCGGATCCGTGTCCTCGACGAGAGTGCCAACACGCCACGTCTGCGTCATCCGCCCCTCAGCATGCGTGCGCCCCAGCGCGAGAACCCCGCCGATCAACGACCCGTCTCCACCAACGCGAAACCGCCGCGACCGAACTCCGCACGCACCTGCGCCTCCTGAATCGGAGGCAACACCATCCCGGACTGCACCCCACCGTCAGCGAACGCCAACTTGAAGTCATCGATCCCCACCGACGAGATACCCCCCGCCGTCAACCCGAGCTCAGCCTCGATCGTCAGCAGCGCCGACGACACCAGCACACACGTCAGGTCCTTCAACCGGGCAGGGGCTTCCGCATACCCGTACGTGTACGTCACATCAACCGGATCATCGCCCGCGACGGTGATGTACCCGGGCCGGTACGTGTAGTCCACCGGCACACCATCCCGCATCACCGAGACGACCTCGACGACGGGGAACTGCGGCAGGTCGAGGCGGCCTGCGGTCGGCCAGTCCGTGTACGTCACGGTCTGCTGCGGGTACACCTGCTGACCGGCCACCGACCGGAGATAGGTGGACGCGCTCTCCAACAGACCCTCAACCTGCGCCGTCTGACCAGACTCGAAAGTCCGACCCGTCAACGTCTCGAGGTCATCGATCGTCGCGAACGCGTCCACCATCACTCCTTACGCCGAAACCGTGACGGTCGCGAGGGCAAGCGCCTCCGGACGGACAACCTTGCCGCCGTAGACGTGCAGACCACGCACACCATCCTCGAAGCGACGCTCAAGACGAATCGCCTCCGTCTTCACGATCTGCTCCGCGTAGGTCGTCGCGATCGAGTGACCAGCGATCACCTGGAACGCGCCACCGGAAGTCTCCGGCACAGTCGTACCCTCGATGACGTTGAAGCCGGCGGCGCGACCCACAACACCGTTGCGGAGCGTGCCCGCGTCCGCGGACGCCGACGCGTCGATGAAACGCTGATCCTTCAGCAGCACCCCGTAGAACTCGGGCGGAACGATCACGAACCGACCATCGGCGGGCACCTCAGCACGCGTCAGGACGGTACGCAGCTCCACCAGAAGCTCATACGCGTCACCATCGGACGAACCGACAGTCTCCGCACCCAGGTCGTTCGTGGTGCCTTCGGCGGCAGCCACCATCAGACCCGACACGTACTCGTCAGCCGCGAGCGACAGACCCGACGCGGCACCCCGAGTCGCCTCCGGAATGAACCCGTCAAGCGCCTGACGCTTGTCGATGTCGTCGACCGAGAACGACCAGTACTTCGCCTGGTCGATGATCAGCGCGCGGGTCGCGTCCGTGAGCGCCGGGTAGGCGATCGTGGTCGAACCCTTCGTGTAGTCACCGATCGTCGGGTCGCTGAACGACGTGATGTGCACGGTGTCACCGGCCTGCGAGATCTCACCCTCGTAGTTGCGGTTGATGACACCGGCCTGCGTATAGCGGGCCGTGGCACGCAACGCAGTGAGGAGCTTGGCGGACCAATACTCCGGAACAAAGTTCTGGATAGCCATCAGCTATCTCCTTTCAGGCTTTGCCCGCGAGCACATCCCTGAGAAGCCCTTCCTTGTCGGCCTTCTCGATCTGCTCAGGGGACATGGACTTGAGTTGCTCGCGGGTGATCTGACGCTTCTGCGCCTGACGACCCTTAGTGCCCTGGTCTGCGGTGCCGGAGAACTTCGACCTGTCGGCGGCGAACTCGGGATAGTCCGCAAGGAACTGCGTGATCGCGTCCTCGATGTCGTCCGCGGACGGGTTACCGTCCGCATCAACCTCGATCGAGTCCGTGTCAACCAGGCGAGCAAGGGCGGTCAGGTTCGACACCCTCGTAGCCGCCGCCGCACGCAACTCGGCCTTCACGATTCGCGCGTTCGCCTTCGCGATGGCAGCTTCCTCGGCTTCACGCCGCGCCGCCTCGAGCGCTGCCTCCTCAGCAGACTTGTCCTTCGCCTCAAGCTGCTGCTTGAACGTGTTCCGTTCACGCTCGGCCGCCCGGCGAGCTTCACGCTCGGCGCGGAGGGCCTTCTTCAGCTTCTCGGCAGGATCTTCCTGCTGCTCGTCGTTGTTCTCGCCGGAATCGGCCGACTCGTCGGCGTCCTCCTCGGCGTCGTCCTGCTGCTCGCTGGCACCGGCACCGTCTTCTCCTTCGAGGAAACGGATGCCGCGCAGCGCGAACAGCGACGGACGGATCGGACCAAACACGGGCATCTCGCCAGTGATCTCGGGCATGGTGGAATCACTCCTAGGGGATATGGGAAAGGCCCCGTCACGGGGCCAGACAGACACCCCACATAGGGGTGGTTCCTCCGCATCACGCGGGGAAGATCAGTAGAGGTACCCGTACCTCTGAAGCAGCTCGATCCACCGGTCGGTGTCACCGCCGGCCATCACTGCTATCTGCTCGGGCATGAGCCGGATCGTCGTCGTCCGCCGGTACCGGCCGGACTTCTTCGCGTTCTCGAACTCGGCGATCTCGCGGCGCCCGAAAGCACCACGCGACGTGGTGCCCTCCGTCGTCATGAACACCTGCAACGGCGACCCATCCGGCTTCACACCGACAGTCACCGCCTGCAACCGCCGCATGCGTGACTCGGAGATGAACGTCCCGTAATGCCCCGAGTAGCCGATCCCGTACGCACCACGGCGCGCGTTCACAACCTTGATCGGGTCCGCACCGTGCCGGATAGCCTCCGCTCCCGCCTTCGTGAACACCCGCTCCTGCTCCGACGCCGACAGGGACTCGAAGTAGTCCTTCGGAGACGCGAACATCCCCTCCGGGACCCCATCCACCGGCAACGCGGTGCACTTGCACGACGGGTGCCGCAAGTATGCCTTCGCAGACGACCCCGCCCCGGCGAGAATCGCGCACCTCGAGCACGCCCCCGGTGAGATGACCCGCACATATCGGGTCCGTCTCGCCCCAACACCTGCGGTGAGGTCCGCCTGACGGCCCATGTCCTGAATCGCCGACGACACCACCGTGGCAAGGAACGACGCGCCCACCGTGAACGCATCCGCCACCGACCGGCCAGTGCCGATGAGATCTTTCGTGTGCGTCACAGCCCCATACATGGCCGGGCCGAGCTCGCGGCTATCCAACGTCACACCCGAGAACGCTGCAGGCGCAACCTGCGCCTCCACCTTCTCGCCTGACGCCCTCGCGACGGCCGCCATGTACGGGTTAGCCTGCGCCGCCGCCGCCGTCTGTGCCGACGCGACGGCTGCAACCATCGTCTCCGCACGAAGATCCCACGACAGGTCAAGGTCACGTACGTCGAACTGCTGCCACTCCCGCAACACGGACGACACGGCCCGCTTCGTCAACCGTTCACGCGCCGCCCGATGCCGCTCCGCAACCTCAGCCAGCAGCACCATTCAACTCAGCCTCGAACGCACCCTGGAAACCGGCCCCGATCATGGCGTCCTGCTCCGACTCCACCATCTTCATGATCCGGTCAATCTCCGATGGGGAACGACCGTCAAGCTCGAGCAGGTACTCGAGCGGGTAGCCGACCGACTTCTTCTTCACAAGCGTGTCGGCAAGCTGGTTCTCGGAACGGATCGCCGGGTTCGCCCAGTTGATCGTCGCCAACCGTGCCCGTTGCGCCAACCCCTTATCACCCCGGACGAGGGCGATGAGCCGCAGCACCTCACGCAACGCCGGATCGGTGAAGGTGATGAACTCGGACGCCTTCTTCGTCAGGCCGGCTTCCTGCGCCTCAAATGCACCGTTCGGACGGTCCGTCTGCGTCACGAGGTAGTGCTGCGGGGTGCGAGTCTGCACCGCAATATGCCCGACAGCGATCTCGATGACGTCCGTGAACACGTCAAGCTGCGCGGCTTCCCACTCGTCGATCTTCGCGTTCTCACCCTTCAGGAACGCGATGCGCTTCTCCGCGAAATCCTTCAGATCGAGGGGTCGAGTCCCGATCATCTTCCCGTCGCTGTCGAGAATCGGAACCTGCGGCAGCTCAGCCCCCGTCACAACACGCGCCTTCATCGACGCATAGTCCGCAGCAAGGAACAGGTACGCCCACAGCAGATTGATCGCGTCCTGCATCGGCATGACACCCTGAATCTCCGAGATCGGGTCGCCCTTCAACGTGGGACGGTTCCCCACCTCCACCACCGGCACAACGCCCAGCGGATTCGGGACCGGCCACACATCATCGCCCGTGTTCTCACGCGCAACCCAGCCACCCTCCCAGGTGGCATCGTCCCGACCCTGCTCGGCCTGCGACTGGTGCTCATCCTTCTGCGACGGACGCTTCCGCTCGAACTTGAACACTTCATCCGGGGTGTACAGGGTCGCGTACTCCGTCGTCTCATCAACCCACGACTTCAACGCCGCTCTCCGGATGCGCGGATTCTCGAAGTCGTACTCGATCTCCACAAACGACGGATGCTCCACCGTCACCAACGGCTCCCCATCACGGGAACCCCACACGATCACGTACGACCGCGACGTCGCCAACGCCGTCACGACCCCCTGCGAGAACTGCGCATCGAACTCGTTCCGCTGCAACTCATCCCACAGCAGACCAGCGTCAGCCTGCGCGCGCTTCTTCGCCCGACCCTCAACCGGCAACGTCACACCGATCGGCTTCAACCGCTCAGCCTCAGCATTCACAACCGTCCCGCACCAGTTGTCCGAGAACCCCGCATACCGGGCAGCGTTCGCCTTCCTCCACTCCTCCGTAGCGAAGTTCAGAGGCTGCTTCCCCTCGTAGTAGTCCTCAGCACGGGCAACATCCGGGCGCCGTCCGACCAGACGGGCGTAGATACGGTTCGTCAAAGCCACAGCAGCAGCAGCATCCACAGTGGCCTCCTAGTAGTAGACGAGGAACGGTTCCCTCTCGGCCGTCAAACCGGCAGCCATCGCATCGTTCAAAGCCTCATGAGCGAGCACATCCGACATCAGAAGGTCGATCTTCTGCGTCTCCGATGCCTTCCCGATGAAGTAGCGGCGCTGACCCGTCAACGGGTCCACGGTCCGCATCCGCATGACCGCGTTCCGCATGCACGCCTCAAGGTCGGTATCACCATCCCAGGTGAACTTCGACTCCGGGTTGTACAGGTCCGTCCGGTACCGCTCGAGCGCGGCATGCATCGCGTTCAGCCTGTTCGTCGCCCACGGCAGGAACACCTTCGCCCCGTACGTGGACGCGAGCGCGTCGATCTCCGACTCCCACATGAACGGATCCATATACACGCGCACGAACTCGAACTGTGTTCCGAGCTCAGACCACGCCGCCGCAACCTCAGCACGCGGGACACGACCGCCCCAATCCTGCGGACGCCAGTACGCCTTCCGACCCTCCCCGTACGTGGGGGTGAACCGGTGCCCGTCCAACGTCGCCAAACGGATCCCGGTGTGGTCGTCATTGTCCGACCCGTCGAAACCGCCACACACCCGAGTGCGGAACTTCACCTCAACCGGGGCACCCTTCGGCACCTTCGGCATCTCGAGCCACGCCCCGGCGCCCGCCACGATCCGGTTCCCGAAGAACCGCTCCGCATCAGACGGATCCGTCTCCATCAACTCGACAGCAAGCTGCTCGATCGCCTCGACCGACACCCACGGGGCGGCCTTGTAGTTGAACAGCAGGATCTGATGCCGGTCAGCCTTCTTCCCGAAATCAAGATGCTTCGGAGGCTCCTGGAAATCCCGATACACGCCCTTCGACCGCGACTCAAACGTCCGCTGCGCAACCGAATTCTCGGCAGGATTCCACGCGTTCGTCGTCTCAATCGAACGCCCACCCATACCAGCCAAACCACGCAACTGGTTCCGTGAGAGCTTCCAACCGCCGTTCGACTCGACCCACAGACCCGTCTCGTCCTGAGCGGCGAACGTGATGCGCTGACCGAGGCGCGTGTTCGCCTTCGACGTCACCGGATCAATCCGCCCACCACGCGGA